GGCATCGGCCAGATCGTTCATGAGGTTCTTGGCCGCCGTCAGTTTGTCCAGCAGCGGATCGAAGGCCGTAGCCAGCATCGACTGGATCGTGCCGTCCGCCGCCTTAGTCGCCATATTGAAACCGCGCATGCGAATCTCCATGCGTTGCTCGATGCTGAGCGCCTGTTCCATCTCGCGCTTCATGTTGCCGAACAGGTCGTCACCGGTTCCGGTCATCAGCGCCGCACGCATGCCTTCCTGCCCCCAGATGTCGTGGGCCAGTTTGACCTTGACCTGGTCATCCTTCATACCGCCGAATTGCTGGCGCATCAGCGAGACCTGCTTGTCGAGGCCGACATACTTGCCATTCTCGTACAGGCGGTTTTCGAACTTGCCGTCATGCATCCTGGCCAGCCCAAGTTTCAGCATGGATTCGCGTTGATGCTTGGTGAGGCCGGACGAGTCGAGAATGAAGCGATTGATCGCGGTACCGGACTCGAGCCCGAGCGGCGCCATCGCAGCGGCCATGGTGGCCGAATCCTTGAACGACACGCCGAGCAGTTTTGCCGTAGCGCCGAACTGCTTGAGGGAATACATCACCTCTTCGAGCTTGCCCGGGCTGGCCGCCTCGGCGCGCATCAGCGTATCGGCGGCCGGGGCATAATCCTGCCCCTTGAAGTTATACTGTGTACCGATCCGCGCCAACAAATCCCCGACATTGCCCGGGTCAGTACCGGAAAGTGTAGCCAGGCCGGAGGCGGCCCAGGCAGCACCGCGCTTGCCGGTGATCGCAGCCGGATCGACGCCGGCCTTGAGAAGGGAGTTCTGTATCTCGACGACTTCCTTGGCCGAGAACGGCGCTACCTTGGAAACCTGAACCGCCGTGTTGCGGACTTCCTTGAGTTGGCTGGCCAGGTCGGCGGCCGCCATGGTCGACTTGGAGATGTTCCCCTCGACTGCGAGCATCGCCTCCTGCATGTCGGCTGCTGCCTTGACGCCCGGCTGCATATGCGTCTTGAGATAACTGGCGGCTGACAGCGCTTTAAGCCCGCGGGAAATCGAGCGCTCAGCCAGATCGAACTGTTTGCCGAGATCCTTGCCAGCCTCACCCAGTTTTAGCACGTCATTGCGCACGGTGCGCATGACGCTGCTGATACCGTTAATCGCGGTGAGTTGTAACGCGAGGGATAGGGTTGTACCCATTGGTCGTGCCCATTATTATTTCCGGTTCTTGTTCAGGCGACGACCGCGACCACTGTGCGTTTCAGTACTAAAACCGCGACCGCTTCCCTTCGGCGTCGAAATATCAACGTAGGCATTCAGGAAGGCCGATGCCTCGGCCTCCGACATACCCAGTACGTCAGCTGGCGAGAACCCTACCTTCATCAGCGCTATCTGCAGCTGGCGCAGCGACTTGGCTTTCTTCTCGAAAGGTCGCCAGGCGAGCCCGCAACTTCTCGGCGGCCCCCAGGATCTCCTGCATGTCGATATCGTGCATTTCCATGAGCAGATCGGGTGTGATCTGTTCTTTCGTCAAGTCGCCGAGCTTGATGATTTCCTTGCAGGTCAGCACCAGTCCGTCGTAGGCCGGGTTGGTCTGAGCGCGCTCGACTTCCTGCGCCTCGATGCTGTCGCGCACCAGGCGCGGGCGCAGCGTGAAGTCGATATGCACCTTGCCGTCGACCTCGACGCCGACCTTGAGTTTTCCGTCCTGGGTAATCATTCGATCACCTCACGCAGGGCAGCCAGAGAAATGTCGCGCTTGGCCTCTCCATCAACGACATATTTTTCGCCAACCTCAGTCGAAAAGCAGTCCAGATAGCTGGTACGCTGGCCCCCAGCCGTGACGGGATAGACGGTCAGTTTGGCGTCTTCGATACCTTGCCAATCAATATCGCCAGTCGCCGGAATGACCGCAGTGCAGGTGATATCGATCTCGGAAACGCCACGGGCAAAACCGGAAGGTCGGCCCGTCTTGTTCATGGTCTTGACCAGCTTACGACCGGTTTTTTTCTTGACGCTGAAATCCTCGATCTCGACCTCTTGGCCGTTTACTTCGAGGATTACTGCGCCCAGATACTCTTTTAACGCCATGGCGTTCTCCTAAAGTTACAGCAGCAGATCGATGCGGCCAGCAAACACATGCAGGCCGTTGACGACGTTGCACGGGATCTTGGCATCGAGGCGATTCGGGTCTTGCAGATCGCGCTCAACGATGACGCCAGCAGCGTTGTCGGCGACGAATTCAACGATCTCCAGCTCCTCGAGCTTGTAGAGAACGTCGAGGATCTCGGAGCGCACCTTCGGCGCCGTCCGCTCGGACAGCTTTTCCCTCGGAAAGCGCAGGGCAATGCGCTCGCGTACCGCCTTGCGCACATAGTCGAGCGTGCGGATCGTGGTCAGGTCGAGCAACGAGATATCGGGAATGCCTTGCGGGTCCAGCGTATAGGTCGTGATGGCCCGCTCGATTTGCACGCGGTTTCCCGGGCCGACTGTGAGCGGCGTGACACCATTCCACAAGCAGTTCTCGACCGAGATGCGATCAAGCCAGAAGGCCTGCGGCGGTGCCGAGATACCAGTCAGTGCCAGCGTGTTGAGCGGGCGAGCCGGATCTTCTTCGCTAGCGATCACGGCACCATAGGCCGCTGCCAGCTCGAAGACGTTCTCGTAACACCAGGGAAGCAATGCGCCGGTCAGGCGGCCGCCGTTGATCGAGGCAGCCAGCGTGGTCGCCTGCGAGACGGTGCCGACATGGGCATAAACGCCAATCGGGCCGCGTTGCTCGAGCGGGCCGCCGGCATTGTCGAGGTGGGTACGCAGCGCCGTCATATTCACGGTGTCGTTCCACGGCGTGATGATGATGTTATGGCCGGCGGCAAAGACCGTGGCCAGCGCTGTAGCGATCGTCGGGTCCGTGGCGCCCGCGGTCAGTGCGGTGGCAACGGCTGTGACACCGATGCCGTTGGTAACGGACGCCGACAGCTTGATGCCGTTGCCGAGCGTCCCCTTGTTCTTGGCGGTCACCGTAACGACGCCGGCCGCGACGCTAGCCGATAAAGGAAGGTCGGGCTGCTTGGCGAACTGCGCATTCAGGGCGGCGGCAATCACTGTCGCCGTATCGGCATTCGCAATAGCAACCTGCACCAGCATGTCGCCGACCTGCACGGTCAATACGCCGGCCGCTGTCGCCGGGCCGGTGATGGTGATGGTGCCACTAGCTGCCACGCTGGCGACGGCATCATCCAGGGCGACGGCCTGCAGTGACAGATAGGGGTTGGCGGCGATGGCAGCGGCCACCATGAGAGCAAGGATTGATCCACGCCCGAAATAGGTCACCGCATCGGCAGCTGAGAAGATATCGACCAGGGTATTGGCCGGAACGGTGCCTACAGCGAGGCGCTGACCGACGACCAGCACCTTCTGTAGGTTGCCCGGCAGCGTACGAACAGCCAGCTTGGTATTGAATTCGAAATACTTGCCCGGCTTGCGAATGCTGCTGGGGATATTGTCGAAGGCGATGTTTGCCGAGCCCATGTGTTACTCCTTCGTCTTCTTGGCGGGGGCAGCAACTTCAACCAGGTCACCTTCAGCCACGCGGCGCAGGTAATAGGCAGAGTCGATGACGGTGAATCCAGCCTCGCCTTCCGGCGCGGTATCGGTGATGTAGTCCCGGGGCTTCCCTTCCATGGGAACCTTGAGACCGAGTGCGGCAAGAACCAGCATGACTGCTCCTACGGGTTGAGGGTGATGAGGTCCGAGGCGTCGGCTTTGCCGTCGTCCGGAGCGAGGTAATAGTTGAAGCCCATGCGCAGCCACATCGGATCGGTATCGATCGTCGACTCAGGCTCGACCAGGAAGGCGGTGTGCCACTCCTGGGCGAATACGGAATACGCCTGGCCATTCAGCTTCGTGTTGTAAAGCGTGCGGACGGCGCCCAGCTCGAGGCGGGCGATCTCCATGCCGAAGTCCTGGTTGAGCAGGATGCGGCGGCAATCTTCCAGCAGATGATAAGCACCCGGCTCGACAATGGTGCCGTCACTGGCCTCGAGGCCGCGGCGAGAAAACGGCTCGCTGCGAACACTGCGGGCGCCGACCATGACCGCAAACGTCGTTGGAACCTTCCACTTGACCTTGCTGGTGCCATATGGAACCGGCTTTCCGCTGCCGGCATAGGTGACCCAAACGCCGGGGAACTTGCGCAAAACCTGG